CTACAGCCGCCGCGCGCCCAGGCTCACCGCCCGCGCCAGGGCCTGGGCCAGCTGGGCGTCGGAGCGGACTAGGCCGGCGGCGTCGCCGCCTTGGACATTGACCGTGACATTGACGCCCCCCGCCTGGAAGCCGCCTCCAGCCGGTTCGATCGAACCGCCGCTGGCGGGGCGAAACACCTCGGGCCCGCGCTCGCCGACCAGATAGGCGCCGCCGGCCGAGACCGGGCCGCCGTCGGCCCGGGCGCCGGAGAAGGCCGTCCCGACCGCCGAGGCCAGGGCCTGGACCAGGCTGGCGCCCCCGCTTCCCGAACCGGCCGACACCGCCTCGATCACCGCCCGCGCCAGCTCGCCCAGGCTGATCTTGCCGTCGGCGGCGGCGTGGGCCAGCGAGCGGGCCAGGCCGGTTCCGGCCTTGGCGAAAGCGTCGTCAATGGCGCGGGCGGCCTGCTCGGCCGGAGCCTTCAGGGCGGCCAGGGCGGCGGCCGCTTCAGCGGCGCTGGCGGGCACGGCGTTCAGGCCGTCCCGTTCGAAATCGCTCATGAGGTCTCCTCATCGGGAAAGCGGGTGATCAGGGCGTCCAGCGCCGCGCGGCCCAGGACCGGCGCGGCCGGCGCCTCGGTCAGGGCGCGCCACTCGGCCAGGGACAGGCGCCAGAAGGCTTCGGGCGCGATGGCCAGCCTCAGGGCCGCCAGCCGCAGGGCCGCGCGCCAATGGGCGTTCATCCGTCGCCCCTCACGCGCAGGCCGCCAGGGCCGCGGCCACCGCGGCGACCGCTTCAGGGATGGACACCGGCCGGACCGCCAGCACGTCCGGATCCTCGCCGCCGCCTTCCAGCAAAGCGGCCAGGACGGCGGTCAGCTCGGTGGCGGAAAGCCGTCCGAACCGCTCGGGCAGAGCGCTCCAGTCGTCCAGGCCCAGCACGGCCTCGATCCGGGCCAAGGCGCCCAGGGTCAGGCACAGCCGGCGCGGGACGCCGGCCAGGGAAACGACGACCTCGCCGCGCGCGGGGTTGGGCGCGGGGTCAGGCAAGGGGCCCGCCACGTCAGATCGCCGTGAACGTCACCGCCCCGGCCGAGGCCAGGGACAGGGCGAAGGCGGCCTCGCCGTCGTGGTCGCCGGCATATTCCAGGGCGGTCACCAGGAAGGCCCCCTCCAACTGCACGAAGTCGGGGATCACCAGCCGCCAGACGCGCGCGGTCTGGGCGAAGAAGCTGTCGCGCACGGCGGCGTCTGAGGCCGCGTCGCGGAACACGCCAGCGCCCGACACCGCCACCGAGCGCACGCCCGAGCCGGCCAGCAGCTCGCGCCAGCGGCCCGTGCTGTCGCCGTCGGTGGCGTCGATGGTCTGGGCGTTGAGGCTGATGGTCCGGGCCCGCAGCCCAGCCACGGTGGTGAAGACGGGCGTCGCCGCGCCGTCGCTGATCTTCAGCAGGATGTCTTTGCCGGCTTGAGCGGCCATGGGGGTGTCCTTTCGATGATCGGGGAAGGCCTCTCAGCCGCGTCGCGACAGCTCCCCCTTCGGAGGAGGCGGCCTGGAGGGCCGGAGGGGATTTGCGGCCTAGGCCGCCTCCGTCACGGCCCGCACCCGCAGCACCCCGAGCGACAGCTCGCGGTCGGCGGCGCGGAAGACGTCGGCATAGGTGACGCGCAGGGTGACCAGGCGCCGGCCCACAACGCCGAGCGCGGCGTTGTGCAGCGCCGCGCGGACGGCGGCGGTGACGGCGCGGGCCTCTTCGGGTCCGCCGAACTTGCTGGCGCAGGTGACGGTGACCAGATGCTCCAGGCCGTCCGCATCGGGCCCGAACGGCCGGCTTTCCTGGCGGCTCAGGCTGACGCACGGATAGGTCGGATAGCGCGGCGGGTCGGCGTGGACGCGCTGGGCGACGAGCGCGGTGACGGCCGAGGCGCCCTTCAGCGCGACGACCAGGGCGGCGGCGAGGGCCGAGTCCGACCCGGCGCTCACAGCCGCGCCTGCCGATAGGGGGCCAGCCAGGCCTCGACCAGACCGGACGGCGGCTCGACGCCCCCCTCCTGGCTCTGGGCGCGGTGCTCATAGGCGTGGGCGACCAGCACCAGCACGGCCAGCCGCACCGGGGCGGGGCTGGAGGGGCTCAGGGTCAGGCCCGTGGCGGCGGCGACGCGCGTCTCGGCCGCGTCGATCAGCAGGCCGACCAGGGCGTCCTCCGTGGCGTCGGCCACGCGGAGGAAACCCTTGGCCTCGGCCAGGGTGGTGGAGAGGGGCATGTTTGAGATTCCTGAAAGGAAGAGACTCCCCCCTCCGGTCCTTCGGACCACCTCCCCCCCTTCTTTCAAGCAGGATTGGGGGGAGGCGCCGGCGCGGCCGACGGAGGGGGGAGTGTTAGGACGGCAGACGCAGGCGCCTTACGACACCGCGAACTTCAGCAGCTTGATCGCGTCGAAGTTCTGCACCCCGCCGCCGACCCGCTTGGTGGTGTAGAACAGCACATAGGGCTTGGCCGAATAGGGGTCGCGCAGCACGCGGACGCCGGCGCGGTCGACGATCAGGTAGCCCTTCTCGAAGTCGCCGAACGCCACCGCCAGACTGTTGGCCGCGACGTCGGGCATTGCCTCGATCTCGGTCACCGGGTAGCCCAGCAGGCTGGCCGACTGGCCCGGCTGCAGGGCCGCGTTCCAGATGTAGTTGCCTTGCGCGTCCTTGAACTTGCGCACGGCGCTGACCGTGCGGCGGTTCAGAACGAAGCGGCCGTTCTGGCGATACTGGGTCTTGGTGGCGTAGATCAGGTCGATCAGCTTGTCGGTCGGGTTGGACGCCACCCAGGCGCCGGCGACGCCGGTGGCCAGGTAGCCCAGCTGGCCCCAGGTCGCCGTCGCATCGGCGGCGGCGGTGTAGGCGAGCAGGCCCTTGGGCTTGTTGACGCCATCGCCGCTGATGAAGGCCGTGGTCTCCTGGGCGGCGAAGGCGTCCTGCACCTCCTCGGCCAGCCACTCGTCGATATCGACATAGGCGTCGTCCAGCAGGGCCTGGGTGGCGGCCGGGCTGGCGTAGAGCTCGCCGGCCGGGAAGTCGATCACGTCCAGCGTCGGGGCCGTGGTCTCCGGACGCGCCGCGGTCTCGGCCACCCAGCTGGCGGCCAGGCCCGCCGTCGAGACCGGCTTGCGGAAGCTGCCCGCGCCGATGGTGCGCACCTGGCAGATGTCGCGCATCGGCGAGGACGCGGCCAGGCGGCGCAGGATCCGCCGCTCCAGCTCGGCCGGGGCGACATAGCCGCCGGCCGTGGCCACGCCTTCCGACAGGCCCTTGGCCTCCAGCAGCAAGGCCGGGGTGTCTCCGGTCTTGATGTAGCGGTCGAAGGCGGCCTTGCGCTCGTCGACCCGCGCCAGCGGCGCCTCGCCGCCGATCGAGGGCCGGCGCGCATCGCTCAGCACGCGGTCCAGCCGCGCCTGGGCCTGGGAGACGGCGTCGTCGATGCGCGCGACCTTCTCCTCCAGCAGCACGTCGGCGCGCTTGGTTTCGAGCGCCGCCAGCCGCTGGTCGTTGGCGGCCTTGAAGCCCTCGAACGCCGCCAGCACCTCGTGCAGCGCCGCCCGGGCCTCGGGCGAGGCCGCGGCCTGTTTGGTTTCCTTCATGGGGATCTCCGGTTTGGGGTGAAGTCGTCGGAAGACCCTCCCCTTGTGGGGGAGGCGATCGCGCAGCGATCGGTGGGGGGAGTTTGCGAGGGCTGGGATCACTCCCCCCTCCGGCCCTCCGGGCCACCTCCCCCCACGGGGGGAGGATCTTGGTGCGTCAGCCGGCGCCGACCTTCAGCCGCGCCCCCGGGAGCATCGGGAAGGTGACGATCGACACCTCCCACAGCTCCACCTCGGTGAGCACGCGCAGGCGGCCGGTGTCGTCCGGACGCGCCTTGACCGCGCGGAAGCCGATGGAGAGGCCGTCCAGGGCGCCGGCCTCGACCAGGGCGGCGACGAGGCGGCCTCGGGGCGTGGTCCGCAGGATGCGGCCCCGGACATGGAGACCGGCGGCGTCCTCGGCGATCTCGTCCCAGACGCCGACAGGCTCGGCGTCGTCGTGCTGATGCAGCATCTTCACCCCGGCGGGGCCGGTGCTCGCGAGACTGGCCTTGAAGGCGCCGGCGGCGGTGACGTCGTCGTTGAGGTCCCGGGTCCAGAAGAGGCTGGCGTGGCCTTCGATCTTCAAATCGTCAGTCATGAAGGGCTCCTTGCGGTGAGCGCTTGCCCCCTACGGACCGCTTCGCGGTCGTCTTCCCCCGGAGGGGGAAGAGCCGCGCGGCGAGGGCTCCGCCCCCTCCGGGGGCGGACAGGCGGCGAAGCCGTCGGGTGGGGGCAAGTCAGTGAGCTAAGGCCGGTCCAGCTTGCTCTCGATCCGGGCCAGCGAGGCGCGGGTGGCGTCGGCCTGGGCTTCCAGCCGCGCCAGGCGTTCGGCGACCGGGGCCTGGGCGTCGAGGCGCTGGCGCAGGTCGTCGATCCGGGCGCCGGCCCGGCCGGCCCACATCAGGGCGGTGGCGGCCTGCAGGGCCACGGCCACCAGCACGGCGGCCGAAACCTGGCGGTCCAGCCGCCAGCGATTGGGTGTGGTCATGGGTGTCTCCGGGGACTGGCCCCCTACGGATCGCTTCGCGATCGTCTTCCCCCAGAGGGGGAAGAGCTTCGTGGCGGCGGCTCCGCCCCCTCTGGGGGCGGACAGACGGCGTAGCCGTCAGGTGGGGGCAAGCGGGGTGAGCTACCCCTCCAACCCCGCCAGCCTTCTCCGCTCGGCGTCGGTGAGAAAACTCGCCCCCTCCAGCCGCGCCCACAGGGCGTCGCGCTCGGCCGAGAGCGCCGGCACGGCGTCCAGGTCGCAGGCGATGCGGGCGCCGGGGAACTTGGGCTCCAGCCACGCCGACAGCGCCCGCGCCGCCCGCTCGGCCAGGGGCACGACGGTGTGACGCCAGAACGCGCCATTGGCCTCGCGGTAGTTGGCGTAGGTCGCGTCCCCCGGCACGCCCAGCAGCTGGGGCGGCACGCCGAAGGCCAGGGCGATCTCGCGGGCGGCGGCGTGCTTGCCGGCGATGAAGTCCATGTCGGCGGGACTCAGCGACATCGGCCGCCAGTCCAGCCCGCCCTCCAGCAGCAACGGCCGGCCGGCGTTGGCGGTCCCCGCATGGGCGTCGCCGAGCTCGGCCTTCAAGCGTTCGAACTGCTCGGCCGACAGCCGGTCGCCCGCCTCGCGATTGGCGTAGACCAGGGCTCCGGACGGCCGCGCGCTGTTGTCCAGCAAGGCCTTGTTCCAGGCGCCCGAGGCGTTGTGCACGTCGATCGCGAAGGCCGCCGCCTCGAGCGGGCTGAAGCCGTAATGGTCGTCGGTGGGGTTGAACAGTTTCAGGTGCAACACCGGCAGCCAGCCCGACCCGTCGCGGCCGATCCGGACGGCGCGGCCGGCCACCTGGTAGTCATAGGCCAGCGGCCACCCCCGTGGGCCGGGGACCACGGTCATGCGGTCGGGCCGCAAGGCGTAGAGCTCGCTGGGGCGCTCGTCGCCGGACGCCTCCAGATAGCCGTTCCCGGCCACCTGCAGGTGGCCGAAGAAGGCCTCCATCAGATCGGCCCCGCCCTGCTCGCGGTTGGGGCCGCGCAGCAGCCCGCGCAACGGATGGTCGTCGGCTCGCCGGCCGTCGGCGAAGACCGCCAGCGGCACCGAGGCGGCGGCCTCGGCGATCATCCGCACGCAACGATAGGCGATCGGGTTCTTGGCGAAACCCTCGGAGGCCAGGGCTCCATAGTCACGCGGCGTCCAGCGCGGCTGGCCGGCCGTGGTCAGGGCGATCAGACGGCCGGCCCGGGAGTCCTTGGTCTCCGGCGCCTTGGCCGATCGGCGGCGGGATTTGAACAGGAGCAT